TGAGGGCGCGCGGCATGGAGTGTCTTGACCTCAAGGAAATCATTCGCCGCAGCTGCGCGTCCAGCATTCGCACTCTTAACAAGCGTAGGCGTGACGAGGAGCTTCAGAGTTTAGAGGAGGATGCAGAATGAGCGCGCACGAGACTGTGTGGAACACGGTGAAAATCAATGGAACCGCGGTCGTCCCGGCACAAGTCTGCGCGAGGATCGAACAAGAGCGGGACGCGGCGTTGCAGGAGTTGTCCAAAATCTTCCACATCGTAAGCAGGAGCCACCCAGACGGATTCATGCAGTCGTTGGGTTACGCTGGAAATGTGGAGCGCTGTATTGATCGGATTTTGGAGGATGCGAAATGAGCGAGAGGCTTTTGGCAATCGATCCAGGCACGGAGAAGAGCGCGTACCTGGTTTGGGATGGCTCCAGGGTCGGTGAGTGCGGCATCCTGGACAACGGCCTGCTGCTCAAAAAGCTGGCGTTCTCGGAGATCCGCGCGAGTTCGGCAGCCATCGAAATGATCGCATCCTACGGGATGCCGGTTGGCCGCGAGGTTTTCGAGACGTGCGTGTGGATCGGGCGCTTCATGGAGCGGCTGGGCAAGGTGCAGCTTGTATTCCGCAAGGACGTGAAACTGCACGTCTGCGGAACTCCGCGCGCGAAGGATGGCAACATCCGGCAGGCGCTGATTGACCGGCTCGGACACGTTGGGACAAAAAACAATCCTGGGCCGTTGTACGGTGTGAAGTCGCACCTGTGGGCGGCGCTTGCTGTGGCGGTAACGGCTTACGATGGGAGGACGAAATGATGAAAATACCTTTGGAGACAGGTGAGATTGTTGAAATTGATTACAATCAGACGAGCATTAAAGCGCTGGCGCTGCGCATGGGCGTCATTGACAAATTCCCAGCCATGGTTAACGGGCCGGGGCCGCAAGCTGGAATCGTGACAGAAACGTTTGAAGATAAGCTGTGCACGGTTATCCAGTTTGCCGGGTTTGAAGATGAAAGAGAGAATGGGTGGGTAAGTCTGTGCATTTATCCAGACACTAAAAATGCGATTATCATCACCTACAATCTTATCAAATTGATGAAATCCAATATGCATTTTCATCCGAATCTCAAGCCTCTCGAAAAAAACAACACAAACAACTGAATGTGGATTCTACCAAAACAATTACACACATCGGACTTTGTGCAGGCTACGGAGGGATTGAACTTGGACTTAAGCGAGTCATCCCAGCTTTGTGCACAGTCGCTCTTTGCGAGATCGAAGCCTTTGCCTGCGCGAACCTGGTTGCAAAAATGGAAACGGGACTCATGGACTGCTCACCTATTTGGACGGATCTTAAAACCTTCCCTTGGGGAGCATTTCGCGACCGCGTGGACATCTTGTCTGGAGGCTACCCATGCCAACCATTCTCAAGCGCAGGAAAGCGACTCGGCAAAGACGACCCAAGACACCTATGGCCCTGGATCGAAGATGGTATTCGACTTATGCGACCAAGAATCTGCTTCTTTGAAAACGTCGAAGGGCACATCAGCCTTGGACTCAGAGAGGTTGTCGAAGAATTGGAAGGACTTGGTTACAAAACGACGTGGGGAGTTTTTAGCGCGTCTGAAGTTGGAGCGCCTCACCAACGTAAACGCGTGTTCATCCTGGCCCACTTGTACGGCGCGGGAATGGAAGGGAACCTCTCCGAATTATGCGTTCCGAAAGGACGGAAAGTCTCGAGCGGACATTCTAGCTGTAGCTGTGGATCTAGAGGAGCGCAATGCGTGTCCGACTCCGACTGTGCAGGAGGCCGGGAAGATAGGGAATCAAGCGAACAACGGACAATTGGGTTTAAGCAATCACCCAGCTATTCGAGGGCAGTGCAAACGGGAGAAGTTTGCGAAAGGCAAGCATGGCCTTCCCGCCCCGGCGAACCCCAGTACGGATGGGAGCCGCCAAGAGTCGTGGGCAACGCCTGCCGGGAAACTAAACCCTCGATGGGTCGAGACGCTGATGGGTCTTCCGGTGGGATGGGTTATGCCGAGCTGCAAGTCTCCTGTGACAATCGAACAGACGAACTGCGATTGCTTGGAAACGGAGTCGTGCCAGCAACCGCTGAGCGCGCCTTCCGGGTGCTGATTCAACAGTTAAATGAACCCGCAGACTTTCGATGAGGAGTGCCAGCGCCTTTTCGAGCGCGCAACACAGCGCAGAATCGAGGCCGCACGGGAGTTGATCGCGCGTGGGCTGATGGAATGCATCCATTGGCTCCCGTGCGAGGATTCAACGTGCGGTCTCTGCTGGCGGTGCAGACAAACAAAAAAACAAAAAAAAACATGATACAAGAAATACATGATTGGTGCGAAAAGTTAAAACTGCTTCCCATTGAAGCCCAGGTTGATTTGTTGAACGCAGCAAGAAAAGCAATGCATGAAGCTGGCCCATTCAACAAAGAACCAGTCGATTGCATTTATTGGGTTAAGTCCAATAAGATCGAAGCAAACGACTACAATCCGAACAGCGTAGCTCCTCCAGAAATGGAATTGTTGCGGGTGAGCATTAGCTCAGATGGATACACTCAACCGATTGTCTCATGGATGCGTGATGGAAGTTATGAGGTTGTAGATGGATTCCACAGGAACCGCGTTGGCAGGGAATGTGCCGAAGTGAGGAATCGGATCAATGGATACCTTCCGTTGACCGTAATCAACAATGACAGGCTTGGTCGCAATGATCGAATCGCGTCTACAATTCGACACAACCGAGCGCGCGGAAAGCACGCCGTTTCAGCGATGTCGGACATTGTTATTGAGCTTAAAAGACGAAATTGGAGCGATGAAAAAATAGGCAAAGAGCTTGGGATGGATCCTGATGAAGTTCTTCGTCTTTCTCAAATATCAGGGCTTGCTGAGATGTTTCAGAACAGGGAATTTAGCGAAGCATGGGATGCCCCGGATCCGCTGGCAATCAACGAGGAGGACACACTTAATGTCGAGTCTGAGGTGGGTTGACGGACAAGCCTTTGCATCGCACTACGAATGGGAATGTGTTATTGCAGGATTTCATTCTGTAGCATTAAGGGAAGAGCACGCGATTGAAAGTTACAATCTGTATAGCAACATCCCGGAACTCAGGGTTTGGACAAATCGATTGCTTGATGAATGGCCAGTTACGACAGCCGTCCATCTATCACAAAAAAGAAACCATAGAGCATGGATCGGCCATGCTGCTTGTTTTCTACATCATGGAGCAGGGATGGATTCATCAATAGCAGCATATTGGATGCTGGATCAAGCTGGAAGGCAAAATGCAAACGATTGCGTAATGGAAGGATATCACGAATGGACAACCAGAAACAAAAACAATTTGGAGAAAAACAAATGTCTAAATCAAAGCGGCCAATTGGTATTTCAGTTTTAGATGCGGCAAGGATCAGAATATCCTCTGCTTTTGACTTATGTAAAAAAGTTTATGTGAGCTTTAGCGCTGGCAAGGACTCAACGGTAATGTTGCACCTCGTGGCCGAGGAAGCCAGAAAACGCAAAGTTAAATTTGGCGTTTTAATGGTAGACCTTGAGGCGCAGTACAACCTAACAATTGAGCACGCAGTTGAGTGTCGAAAGGAATACTCAGATTGCACGGATTGGTATTGGGTTTGTCTGCCAATCAATCTTAGAAATGCAGTTTCAATGTATCAGCCCCAATGGACTTGCTGGGATGGTGAATCCAAAGATCAATGGGTTCGCAATCCACCAAAGGATGCAATAACTGAAAACTCATTTTTTGATTTTTTTGTCCCTGGAATGGAATTTGAGGAATTTGTTCCAGCGTTTGGAAGTTGGTACGCAAAAGGCGAATTGACTGCTTGCTTCGTCGGCATCCGAACAGATGAGAGCCTTAACCGATTCAGAACAATCGCAAGCCAGAAAAAGGAAAGACTTGATAACAAATGCTACACCACAAAAGTGTGTGAGAATGTTTTCAACTTTTATCCAATTTATGATTGGAGAACTGAGGATCTCTGGTTGTGGCATTCAAGGAATCAAGGCCGTCGCCATAATGGGCTTTATGATTTAATGCACAAAGCTGGGCTTAGCATCCATCAGATGCGAATTTGCCAGCCTTATGGAGACGATCAAAGAAGAGGCCTGTGGCTTTATCATTTAATTGAGCCACAGACATGGGGGAAGGTGGTCGCTCGGGTGAATGGAGCAAATAGCGGTGCTTTGTATGTGCAGGAAAGCGGAAACATGACAGGTTACAGGTCTGTAACGCTTCCTCCAAATCACACATGGAGAAGTTTTGCAGAATTGCTTTTGAAATCATTGCCGGAAAAAACTGAAAAGCATTTTCGTGCAAAAATTGATGTTTTTAGGAAGTGGTGGATGGATAGATCTTATCCGCAAGGAATACCTGATTCCATAGACCAAAAGCTTGAATCAAAACGAGAGGCACCAAGCTGGAGGCGTATTTGCAAGAGCATTTTACGCAATGATTATTGGTGCAAAGGCCTTGGATTCACTCAGCACAGAAGTGGAAGTTTTGATCGCTATCTCGCTATGATGAAGAGGCGCAGGGAACGCGCGGAATGGAAAATTGATGAAAGAGAATCTCAACAGCCTCTGTGGTTTTCATAAAATGACAACGATACCATTTTCGGTCTCGACCTATTTAACAGACGGAGCACCTACCGGAGAGCGAAACGCTAAACTTTTCGCAGCCGCTTGCCAAATGCGGGATGCGCGCTCAACAGAGCAGGACGCCGAGGCAGCGCTTATGGCACGCGCGAAAGCCGACGGGCTCTCAGAACACGAAGCGCGCAACACGATCTCCTCGGCATTTCGCCAGCCTCCACGCGAGCCGGCGCTGGGCGGTTCTGCGGTGTTCCGACCAATGCAACGCCCGCAGGCTCCTAAGTTCAGAAGGAAGTCGCACCGAGACGCTCTGGCAAGCCGACCAGTTCAACCTCCCGAACCCGTGGAGTGCGGGTTTGAGAGGCTGCTAAAGCTGGCGTTCAAAGAGGGCGAGGGCGTCTCGATAGGCCGCACGGTTGAAGGTGCGGAAGGCGAGCGCCACCCCGACTCTGGAAACGTGCAGACGCGCGAGTTTTGGCTCGCAAAGGCGGCGAAGAAAGGCGGCATCGACAAGGTGGAAAGCACGCGGGACGGGCTCTATTTGCGGATCAACCCGATGCGAAAAGGTGGATCTGGCAACGCAGACGTCACGGCGTTTCGGCACGTCCTGGTGGAGTTCGATTCAACCGCAGCCGGCGGGCAGGTTCCGAAAGACGCGCAGTTTGGAGCCTTCCTGCACAGCGGCTTCCCAATCACCGCAGTGATCGACTCAGGCAACAAGAGCTTGCACGCATGGGTTCGGGTGGACGCTGCCGACGCTGCGGAATACGCCGAGCGCTGCGACGTCGTTTTCGGGTGGTTCGAGGCACTCAACCTCGACAAGGCAAATCGCAATCCATCGCGCTATTCTCGATGCCCGGACGGTTGGCGAACGGTCGATGGAGAGCCTAGACGCCAGCGGCTCCTCGCAACGGAGCTGGGCGCTTCTGGGTGGATGGAGTGGGAGCGGCAGTCGGCAGCAGAGCAACTCGGGAGCCCGACGAAACTTTCGGCGCTGCTCCAATACAATACCAAGGACGACGCCAACACACTTCTCGGCAACCGGTGGATCTGCAAGGGCGGCTCCCTGCTGTTGGTCGGGCAGAGCGGTATTGGGAAGTCATCTCTCAACATGCAACTCGCCATAGGGTGGGCGCTTGGCAGGCCGGAAATGACGTTTGGGATTCAACCAGTTCGTCCGCTCAAGAGCCTAATACTCCAGGCCGAGAATGACGACGGCGACCTCGCGGAGGTTGCGCAGGGAGTTGCCGCAGGATTCGCGTTGAGTCAGGACGACTTGCGAGACGCCGACGGGCGGCTGCTGTGGCACCGCATCACTACTTTGACCGGGGAGGAGTTTTGTGGGGCTCTGGAGAACCTTGTGGCGCTTCACAAGCCCGATCTTGTTTGGATCGATCCGCTCTTGTCATTCATTGGCGACGATCTGTCAGATGCGAAAGTGATTGCCGACTTCTGTGCAACGAGGCTCGGTAGCATTGCGTTGAGGAGCGGGGCGGCTTTCATTCTCGTTCACCACACCGGCAAGCCACCGAAAGACAAAGGGCCATTGGAGAACTGGACTGCTTCTGATCTCGCCTATTCTGGCCTTGGATCGTCAGCTTTGACAAACTGGGCGAGGGAAGTCGCCGTTTTAGTTAGACAGCCGACAGAGGAGGGCGCACCGCCCACGTTCTCGCTGACCATGACTAAGCGGCGCCGACGGGCGGGATTGCAATCAACCGCAGGGGAGCCAGCAGAGACCATCTTTCTGCGGCACTCGGTAGATGGGCGCATCCGGTGGGAGCAGACGGATTACGAGCGACCGGAGCCTAAAAAGGGGAAGCGGGATTCCGCAAAGCCGAAAACCATCTTCAAGATCGGAAGGCCGAAAAAGCTGGCAGATGGGGTTGCGGAAAAAGTGTTCTTGGAGATGGAAAAAAGTGAGGATCCGCGGGTCTGGAAAAAACTAATTTCTGATGCTGCGATTCTTCATTCCGTTTGCGAAAAAACCATCGCAAACGCAGTTGCCGAAATTCGCTTAAAAAGAATGGGGTTGGCTATCTCCACTCTCCCGCAGTATTAGAAACGTTTCTAGGGCCATCCTTGGCGTTTTAAGAAGCCCACCCACTCAAGGGTGGGTTTCTCTTTTGTACTCAAAGCAAAGAAAAAAGTGTCTGAGTAAATAATACCTCTTAACGGAAAAAACCCCTTCCCCCCCATCCACCCCCTTTAGGGGGGGGTGGAGGGGGAGGGGGGTTTTTTCCTAGAGAGAGGGTAAAGAAGAAAAGGAAAAATTACTTTTTTCCGTTTTTTCCAGAGCCTCAAAACAGGCTCAAAAATCAGCCCGAAAAACGTGCTTGCAATCGGGCGAAAAAAAATGTTGCGCGCACCTGTTGACACGCATTTGAAAACCTCGGATAGAGCGAAGTGCGAGGGGCGTCTTTCATAGCCTCCGGAGGGGGTGCGGGTTTGTTGTTTTTCCCGCCCCCCTCCACTCTCCTCGCAAGTTAGAAAATGCAAAAAAATACATTGACCTCGCGTTTTGAATGGGCTAAAGACAGAAGTATCTTACCTCTTCTGAGCTCCACTTGTCTTTGGCTTTGTCGCCCTTGGTGAGTGGGGTTCTTTTTTTGCGTGCAATTTAGGCGCACATTCAAAAGCACCACACCCGATGCCGACTGGCGCCACCCGGTTGACGACATCGAGCCAGAGGAGTCGGAAGCCTGCGATTCTGTCGAGTTGATCGGGCGAGTGTTGCGACACCTGGCAGGGGTGCGTGGGTTGGGCGTTGTGGCGTTGGGGGACGAGGCGGCGGCTCTTGCGGCATTGGCAATCCCAGAGGCATTCCCTGGTGGTGCAAGGCAACCTATGATGTTCCTAGCGGCTGACGATCGCGCGGCAATGCTAAGGATGCCGGACTTTTGGGCGTGGGTTTGTATCCTGGGGCGCAGGCCGAGGCTCTCTGCCATTGGGCATCGCACCCTTGCGGCTATCTACGTTTTGCGCCCTGACCTGTTGGACGGTGAGCCTCTCTGCGACATTGGGAGCGGATCTGGGATTAGCAGGCAGGGACTCAGTAAGCTAGTAAGCGACTTTCGAGACTGCTTCGGCGGGGTGCGGAACAGGACGATGAAAAGCGACGAGACGCGGGCTAGGTGTAGAGCGGCGCGCAGACAAAGGAGGATTTTATGAAAAACAATGAAATCGAAGTATGGGATGCTGCGCCTGTAGAGGTGCAAGCTGCATTAAACGCAGCTCACGTCTTCCACGCGCAGAAGGAAGCGGCTGACGATGGAATCAAGGCT